TACAAGAGAAGAAGGTAAAGCTTGGATATTGGTCGATACTTCTATGCGAATGAGTGCGGTAACACAATTAAAAGATGGAACGATTTTAGGATTAAATACGTCTAGTTCTTTATTCAAAAAATAAAAAGAAAATAAATAAATAAAAATAAATAAAAATAAATAAATAAAAATAAAAATAAATAATATATTAAAAAATATATTATTTAATATAAATGGCATATAATATTCCTATTGGAAATTGGAGTAAGTTTGTAAAAGAAGCAGTTTATGGAGAAGAAACAAGTAATTATATTGTAGGAAGTAATGGCGGTGGTGATCCTGCTTATGGATGTTATAAAAACTTCACAAGCACATATCAATGCGGTAATGGTCCTACAAAAAATGTAAGCATTACTGGCGATAAAGTAGAAGCAGGAGGTCGATCTGTAAATTTTGATTGTTCTGCCGAAAATAAAATATGTGGTGGTTTTGTATTAACTTTAGGAGATGATGGTAATTTAATAATGACTGATGTAAACAAAAGTATTGTATGGCAGAGCAATACACAAGCAACTGGATTGGCGTTAGATGAATATAAAGCAACAAATGGGAAATATAAGAGAAATTATTTACTTTCTGGCGAAACATTAAAAATAGGCGAATTTATTGGTTCGCCCTCCGGCAATTGTTATTTAATTATGGTTGGTGGCGGCACTGATTGCTCACAAAACGGTCTTAGTTTAATGTATAATAAGTTAAATTGTGCCTATGATAGTAATACAAATAATGGGTATGGTAATGATATAAATACAAATGGACTTTATTCAACTCAACGGATAAATATTAGTACTTTAGGAAAAGTCGGGTATATTGATAATAAAAATATTATTCACGAATATCCGGAAAATATGACAGAATTAAGTCAAACCTATACACTTATAGGAAATTATGATTCATTGGGCAATGATACCAAACTAATTTCAAATACGACGGTTGATAAATGTAAGCAAGAATGTAATGATTTCGAAGGGTGTGAAGGGTTTGTATTTCAAACTCAATCGAATAAATGCTTTTTAAAAAATAACAATATATACCCAACTGGACTGCGGCAACCAGATTCTAGTCTAGAGTTATATGTCCGTAATAAATCAGTGAAAAATCATTTTTCGTGTGCCAAAGAAATAGATTTTGGAACGTCTTCCCAATGGGAATTGCTTTCAGTAGGAGAAAAAATGTCAATGAATAAATTATGTGAATTAGGGGCAATAACAGAAGAAGAACAAATACAACTATACCAAAAAAATATTGAATTAACAGAATCAGCATCACAGATGCAAAATAGATTAAATACTATTAGTAATGAAAATAATAGTATTGAAAATAATTTTCAAGAAAATAGTAATAAATTAAATACATCATTTGATAATTACAAAAAAATTAGTAATAAAATAAAAAAAAATAATGAAAATTTAGGGAATATAACAGGAATGGTTCAAGATACAGACCTAAAAATGAGCAGTGATAATATGAAATACTTTTTATGGACGAGTATAGCAATTATCATGGCGATTGTAAGTATACGAATGACACGAAATTAAGTTATTTATTTATTTTATTGGTTCATAAAATATTAACCAATTCATTATTTTATCGAATAATATATTATATAATAATATCAATAATAATATTATTACTATTATATAATATATATACAATGAGTGGAAGTTTAACAACAAGTTCATTGGCAAATAGTCAAAATGGTTATAAGGATATATTAGATAATATTACAAACCTTCAAGATTTAGAAAAACAATTATATAAAGAATTAGAATCTAATGCGAGCGTTCAAGGAAATGATAATAAACAATTAGAATTAATAAATAGAATAAATGAAGTTTCTAATATTAGAATTTCTTTATTAAAAACACTTAATCAAACTTCTAGCACTGTACAAAACAGCATTGCTGCTTCAAGAGTTGATTTGGTTGACCAAATGACGTTAATCGGTATGGTTGAATTACAATTAAATCAAGCAAAGGCACAGATGAATCAATCAGATAATATTAAAAATGAAAAATTACGGATGGTTGAAATTAATACTTATTATGGAAAAAGATATCAAGCACATACTGAATTAATCAAGTTATTAATATATATTTCAACTCTTATGCTTATTTTAACAATTTTAATAAAAAAAGAACTTATACCAGATAATATTGGAAAAGGTGCAATGGGTATTGTTATGGCGATTGGTGTATTTTTTTTAGTAAGAAAATTAATTGATATTTATTATCGTGATAACATGGATTTTGATCAGTATGAATGGTTAGATATACCTACTAAAGATCAACAAACTGTATTTGAGTTTAATGAACAACAATTAGGTATGTTAGGGTCTGGTTTGAAAACGGAATATTCAAATATAGAACAAGATGTTACTAATTTTGTAGGGTGTATTGGCAAAGACTGTTGTTCGTCTCAAATGACATATGATGAAGAAAAAAGAAAATGTGTTGATAAAGTTGAAAACTTAAATAAAAATGAATCATTCCTCAGTGGTTCTTTTGGAGCAAATGATTCCATAAATTTAAATCCTGAATCATCGGTTGTAAAACCATTTGGTCCATATGTTAATTTTGCGTCGATTTAATTTGCGTCTATATACATTAAGTGTGTAACTATTTACAATATATAATTATATAATTATATAATTATAAAAATATACAATTATATTAATGAACTCATTATCATCAAATAATAATTTATCGGTAGCAGATATAAAAAATCAAGAAATTATAGACAACGCTCTTATTAGTGCTGGATTACCTCAAAATAAATTAAATGGATTAGTTTCAATGATTAAAGATAAACTTATTTGTGATAGTGCTTGCCAAAAAGAACGTACTGCCAAAGAATTAAAAGAAAACTTAGATTTAGCACAAAATAATCTTAAGAATGCCCCACAAGAATTAGAAACCGCAGAGAAGAATTATTATTTATTTACAAAAGGCACATCTGATTATGATAATATGGTATTAAACCGGAACATAACGAGTTCAAAAAATTTTAAAGAAGAATCAATTAAGCAACATAATGAGAGAATGGAAGAAATCAAAATTTTAAAGAATCAATATGATTCAGATAAAATTTATACTCAAAGAATGAATCAATTAGTGAAATTAAAATTATATCAAGAAAATAAAATAAAAGATTCGATTGACACATATAAATCAAAGGTTCAAACAAATGATCGAAAAGTTGTTTATGAAAATAAAGATATGGATTGGTCTGAAAAAATTAGATTTATTTTAAAAATTGTCTACTATCTATTATTTATTGTATATTTTATTATTAGTGATTATTTCTCTAGTGCGAAATATAAAAACATTAAATTGTGGGGAGTTATTTTAGTTTATTTATTATTTCCATATACGCTTGACTGGCATATTAAAAAAGTATTTGAATTATATAATTATATCTATTATATATTCGGAACTTTAAACGCTTGAATATATTTAACCCTGCGCCTTTTTTCATTAAAATATATGCAATATAGTTTTTATAACTTGTGAAATACAATAAAAACAGAAAAAACTTACTCATAATTTGTCCAATTTTAAATCTTCAAGATTGCGGATCTAATTTTATATTAATATATATAATTGATATATATAAATATATTTATATATATCAATGGATGACATTTTAGATTATGGAAAAGAAAATGTATTGGAGTTTATACAATTTACAATAAAAAATAATAACAATGTAAAAGAAGACATTTTAGACAAAATAAAATATGTTTTAGGATCAGTAGTTGAAGGTGATATTATTGAAGATTACTCATCACAGGGATTTTATTATGAACGTTTATGGGATTTATGTATTAAGTTTGGTGCAACGAATTTAACGTTACCTTCTATCAACGGGAACTTACAAACCTCTCACATTATTAATGAGAATCCAAATAAGATGGCTATAGAATTTCAGTCAAATTGTTGGGACGGAAATAAATTAAATAAAAACCCAGGCGGGTATATATTACAACCAGTTAGGAGTGGCAATTCTGGTGGATATTCAGATATAACTTTTTTAAATCAAAAATATGATGATAAAGGTAATAAAATTGGAGAAGAATTATATTTTATTTCTGTAAAATATTTCAAAGAAGAAAAGGAAATTGGTGATTATGATATTGGTAAATTATGCAGTTTGATAAGAGAACACGAAAAAAAAAACAGAATAATAAAATTATACATTTTTGTTAAAAACAAAAAAAAAGCAATTGAAAAATTTAAAGCACAACATGCTTCAAGTAATATTTTAATTAAATATATAAATCCGGGTGGTAATTACGAATATATTTATGATATTAATGATTTACAAGAAGCATTTTTTAAACTTAAAAAAATATTAGAACAATATGATTATTTAAACTCACCAAGTAGTATTCAGGATTTTGAAAGCAACTATTTGAATGTTTTGAAAGATGTTTTTATACCACGGTTTCATCAAGAATTATTTATATTGAAAATAAACAAATTAATTGAAAATGGAGAAAAAAATTTATTAGTTGGTGCAATTCCACGTTCAGGAAAATCATATATAATGGCAGGAACAATACTTGAATATGTAAAAAAACAAGAACAATTAAATCCAGATAAAAAAGTAAAATTTTTATTAATCACCCCTGCTCCAAATGAAACATTTGGCGAATATGAAACTATTTTTAATAAATATATAGAGTTTGATAAATTAGGAATAGACATTGTTACATATAAAGATGGTGTTAATTCATCAAAAGTGTGTAAACACAAAGATAAACATTGTGTTATAATAATATCAAAACAAAAACTAGGATGGACGGCAGGAAACAATGCTGAAAAAATATTAGTAAAAGACGATAAAGATGTGGAATACGACATTGAGACAGAAGACAATGTGGAAGACAATCTGGAAGACGATGTGGAAGACGATGTGGAAGACAAATATGATAAAGATGTTAAAAATATTAAACAACGCGTAATCAAGTTATTTGATGCAAACCCCGATATAGATATAATGTTTTTAGATGAAGCACATTTTGGAATGAGTACAGAAAAAGCACAACAAATTGTAAAGGTATTGGATAATGCGACTTCAAACACAATCAAGATATATGTTACTGCAACATATAATAAACCACTACAAGCATATGGCGTTAAAAACGAATGTAAACTTACATGGGATATGAATGATATTCAAATAATGCAAAAAATAAATAAAGAAACTATAAATGATAATGCTATAAAAAAACAATTTGGAGACGATATTTACCTAAAATCATTAGAATATTTTGGAGATAAGACCGGTATATATTTGATTGATAAATTTAAAAAGGACTACGCAATTTTTCCGAAACCATATTTAATTACATCTGTGTGGGATAAAGAGTTTTTGAATGTCGAAAAATTAAAAATAGGAGACACTGAATTTGGTTGGGATATGAACAAATTATTTGCTACAGAGGGAAATAGTGATAATTTCGCAAACGAAGAACAAATAAAAGAAATGATGCGTTATTATTTTGGTTATCCAGATAAACAGGAAAATTATGATAAACAAATATTTTATAGAACAAGAGGTATATTGCCACGTATTCGAAAGATTTGTTTAAATAAATGTAGGACATTACAACCCCAACATAAAACAACGCAATTATGGTTTTTACCGATTGGAAGTGGTAAAATTAAAAATAAAACAAAGGCACTGATTAATTTATTAACAAGTTCGAATGAGTTCAATGATATTAAACAAAATTATCATTTTTTTATAGCAGTTGATATTGAAGATAAAACAAAAAAAGGGAAAACAATGAATGGAATTAGTTATATGGGTAATCCGCATAATATCAAAACAGATATAGAAGAAGTAGAAAAGGCAATAAAGGACGGCAAAATAAAAAAAGACAATTTAATTATTTTGGCAGGACAACGGTTGCAATTAGGTATTTCTCTTCGCAATGTTGATATAGTGACATTATGGAATTCTATATCAAGCGCAGACGCGATTTTTCAAATGCTTTTTAGATCTATGACTGAGATTGATGTCCAACCGTGTGAACCAAATGAATATTGCCAAGAAAAAAAATTTGGATTTATGGTTGACATGAACCCACAAAGAGCATTAACAAACGTGAGTTTATTTAGCGCAAATATTAGTAAAAAAAAAGACACAAATGATATGCAAAACTATCGTCAAATTACAGATTTAATAAATATTGACGAAGATGTATTATACGATAAATACGGGAATGATGAAAAAAGCAGGAATGATTTTGTAAAAGATTTATTTAATAAATTATACGCATCCTGGGATATAAATGTTGAAAATATAAAAAAAATTATTGGAAAATTTACATTTGATATGACGAAATTGGAAGCATTGAAAAAGGCATTTGAAAAAATAAATATAGATAAAAAGAAAAAGACAAAAGATGAAATAGATGAAATGGACGATGATGATGATGAAATGATGAACCCAGGAAAAAAAAAAGAAAATACAGACGAAAAAAAGAAAAAAGATAAAAAGGACACTAAAATAAAGGAAATTAATTTAATTGAAACCGCGAGTGAAATAATAAGTGAATTTATATCTTTATTGAATATTTTTACACTTTATGCAGATAACGGTGCCCAATGTATTTTAACTGATACTTCCAATTCAAATGCAGATCTTACATTAATAGATGATATTGATGTTTTGAAAACTTCAGTTTATCAAGACCAAGAAACAAAAGATGTTTTTTTGAAAATATTAAATGGACGTCTATCTGGAAATGTAAATGAACCTTATCCTGAAAATGTCATTGAAGATGTTTTGGACACAATGGACCGTTTAGATGATAAACTTATTGTCAACAAAATAATTATCTCTCAAAAAAAACAGTATTACACGATTAATGAACCTGATAAATTATTAGAATTTATTAATAGTCAGTTGAAACCAAAAGAAAAGGAGAAAAAGGAAAATGGAGAAGTATTTACTCCATTGACACTTGTGAATGAAATGCTGGATAAATTAGACGAAGCATATGTAAAAGAACACGGAAAAAGCATATTTTCAGAACCTACCTTTAAATGGTTTGACCCAGCGGTTGGTATCGGTAATTTCCCGATTATCGTTTATCAACGATTGATGAAAGAATTGCAATTACCAACCGATGAAGAGAGAAGAAAACATATTTTGGAAAATATGATATATGCAGCAGAACTTACACCGAAAAATGTATTTATTTATAAAAAAATATTTTGCGGTGACAAATACAAATTAAATATTTATGAAGGGGATACCTTGAAAATGGACGTGAAAAAAGAATTTAATTTATCTGATGATTTTATTGGGTTTGATGTTGTTATGGGTAATCCGCCATACAATAAAGGAGGTATCCGTTCTCATACTGGAAAACAACTTGGTGAAAAAAATG